TATTTCCGGGTAATTGATTGATTGGTCTATATTTTTTATAGTAATCAGTTACTTCTCTGTATGAATTTGCGGTAAAATTTAAACCATTTATTGGCATAACGATACCTTTTAAATTCATATTTCCTGTTCTACTATCGTCTATGATATAATCATACTTAGAACAACCACTTTCAATTTCTCTAATTGTATATTCAGTAGAAGTAAAACTAGATTTAACTAACCATATTTTTTTAATTAAAACGTACCCATTTGAAGCATGACAAGTATTTGGTACAACGGCATCTACAGGAACATTATATGTATTTGATATATCCTCTAAGATTTTTGAATATAATCCTTTTACTTTCCATGTATTTCTAAATGAATCCCAAATAATTGGATATGTTTGACCTAAACCGATTGGAATATAAAGACTTTGTCCTCCAAGTATATCAATTTCAATTAAATAATGTTGGTAAAGAAACGCTCCATCAAGTTGTGCACCTTGATTTTGTGTTGGTAAATTAATTGGTGTAAATCCAGGAAATCCTGAACCTGTAGTTCTAAAATATAAATCATAATCGGCATTAAATCCTGCGGTTCCCGAACATCCATCAGTTTGAATGGTATCAAGTGTTAATCCTATAGGTGTTGATTGTCCTGCAACTCCACAAAGATTTATAGTGTCTCCACTAATTACTGTGTGTGTTATCGATATACTATCACAATCTAAAAATGAAAATGTTATATTTGTTCCCTCATTATTAATAAAACTATAAGAATCACAACCTGGTGGTCTTGTTGTTAAATAATTTTCACCAAAATAAAAATTTGTATTTGTTGCTGTTGTTCCTGTAAAGGCAGCAGAATTTACAGGATTTGTTATTATTTCGTATTCTCCTTCGGATTCATCTTCAGTACAATCGTAGCAATCAGGATATGTAATTAGATTTAAACGAAATATATTATTAAATTGAAACTCTTTTGCTCTTTTATACATTTTAGCAGAAACTCTATCAGTTATCCCTGTATCCGCCAAAAGATTTGCAATAAAAAATAAAACAGTTGCAACAAATTCTCTTAGAAACAAAGATATTCTAAGAATTATAAATTCGATGTAACTTAATATTGTGAGTATAAAAAAATTAAATCTATGATTTCTAACCGCATCATTTACAGGAAAATAATTATTTGTTGTTGAACAATCTTCTTTTTCTGATGGCCATATCTCTTTAATTCCAATAAAAGATTCTCTTCTATCTTTTACAAAAAAACTAAAGGCTCTTTCTAACGCACTTGTTTTATAATATTTGTTTATAAATTGACTAACAGAATATGTTCTACCATATCTAAATTGATAAAAATAATCTTGTGGTACACCTATTTTACCATCATTGATTGCATCAGTACTTCTACCGGAAATTTCTTTAAGAGCTTCTGTTGGATAATCATCTATATTAGTACTAAAAGAATATGACTTAGGATTAATCGTACTATAATCACCAATTAAAAACGTATCATTAATGTGATATTCTCTAATATTTGGAACTAATATTTTACCTGTTAGTTTGTTTCTTTCACCACCATCCTTATCTAAAGAAAATCTGAATCGATACGTTCCTTTAGTTGGTATACCTAATTTACCATCTCTTGAAATTACATTTTCACCAAATTCATTGGTATATATGTAATGTGTATTCATAGGTACTCTAAAGAAAAAAATACCATTTTCGTCTATAGTACTATCAATTGTAAATTTTTCTAATATTGGTCTGTCCATATTAGGACTACCATCTTCGTTTTTTTCATAATTACCAGTAAATCTAATCGCCTCAACATCTCCTTCAAATGTAGTAAGTCTACATTTTTCACCCATTTGATTATCAACGTTACAATTAACTCTTAACGCATCTTTACCTGTATCAGTAATTGTACCTCCCATTATTAATGCATAAGGTTCCAATCTAACTCCACGTTCTCCTAAATCAAAATCTGTCCTTGTTAATCCGATTTCACATAACGACTCGTTACCCCAAAACGGATAAACTTCAATAGTTTTATCAAATGAAAAAATTTGAGGTAGGGTATCTAAATTTTCAGAAGATAAGAAAGTATATTTGTTTTCAAATTTCTCTTCTGATATTCCTTCATACATTAAATCAAAAGGAACTAATGATTGACATCCCATATCTGATAAATCAATATCAACATGTATTGTTTGTGAACCGACTGGAACTCCCCAAATCATGAAATCACCAGAATCATTTGTTTTTACGGTATATTTGTAATATTTTTCATACACTTCTAAAACCTCTTCTCTCGTTAAAATATCTTTTTGGTCAAAAAATGTCCCTGTTGGTGTATGTCCTGAATGTTGTTTTCTTGATGGTAATAAATTATATCTATAGTTATTTTCATTTCTATCTTCTGTTGAAACATATGGATATAAATTAGATATTACAGGGTCTTCTTGGTCAATCTCGTTTTGAGGTATGAAAATTGAAACTCTAGCATTCGGAATCCCAAATCCGCTATTTACACTTACTCTTCCACACACCACTCCATAATCTGCACAAAGTGAGGTGTATGCGTCTTGTTGTGTAAACTTTAATGACAATATTTCGAGAAGGTCGAAATCTTGTTTTAATTCAACAGTAACCCTTTGGTCTTGACCTATTTTTGTTAAAATTCTGTGTTTTTGCATTGTTATTATAATAAATAGAAAGGAAGATATTTTCTAATTATTATAAACAAAAAACGATTTAAAATGTAGTCGTACCTAAAGTTTTGATTCTTATTTTGATATCTTTATTTGGGAATCTAATTTGATATATCTGATTTGCCAACATATATATTGTCATATCCGATTGTAATATTTCTTTGGTGATATTATCTTTATAAGCTTGAGCAACTTCAGATGAAGAATATAATCCACCTATTTGATTAAAAACTCTAATATCAATTACGTTTACAACTCCACTCACATTACCTAGTATTCTATAAATGTCACCAACAAATAACGGATCACCCATTTTTCTTCCTTCTATTGCAAAATATTGAACAGTATCGTTAATTGAGTTTTTAATTACCTCAGTTCTATTGACATTTTTATCTACAACCATATCTATCTCAAGTCTGAAATCGATTACTTCTCCACTAGATATTTCTATAAAGTCATTTAACATTCTATATTCGGACAAATAGGACGTTATATTATTCTTTAATGTCGTTGATACTGTATCCGTTAAATTACTATCAGCGTCATATGATAATAATTTTATTTTTACTTTATTATCTTCTTCTAACACATTAACCTTAGCAGGTGCTCCGAAAGTTGATGGCATTGTTTCTATTAACGATTTATAATCATTTAAAGTAACCGCCCTGTTTTGTGCCGAAAAATTATATGCCACCATATTTCTCACTTCTTCTATTGTGGGTTGGTCAGCACCTCCGACAGCAGGAGTCACATTAGACACAGACAATGATTGAATTACTTGCGAATTTATTGACGCGCTTGGTCCTTCAACTACAAAATCAACACTATCTACACTTGTTATTACATTCACACCTAAATTAGAATCCCTACCTCCACCTATACGATATTTTACAAATATGGTAGTATTAGGTCTTGGTGTTGACCCTAAAGACATATTATTTAAAAATGAACCCAAACTTACTGTTAGTCCATTATCAACAAAACTTTGTAAGTTATCCATAGGATTGACAGTACCAGAACCAAAAGTTAATGAAAAATATCCTTCAGGGGTATATTCTGTCACAAACTTATTTGTTACGCTAATATATTTACCAGCCTTAAAATTGTCTCTATCAGAAACGGTTGTTGGGTCGGGTATAAAAACTTTACCTTCAATTAATGATTTTACTTCATACCATTTGTTAGTTGCACTATCAAATTCTGCTGATGTTGGATTGGTGCCAAAGGTTGTACCATCTTTATGTATAACAGACACCACACCTAAAACATTTTGTTCAGGTAGATAAAGTTTTAAAAATGGTTTTTGGTCAAATTCCGTAATAACTCTTCTGAATATTCTGGTTAAACCATTTACTACTGGTTCTCTCTTTACAATTGTATATGAAATCAATCTATTATTACCATCAAAATTTGGTATTTTAAGTCTATTTGTTTCTCCCCTACTATTGAATGGACTTGTAAAATCAATGTCTTCTATTGTTTCAAAAATTTGTCCTCCTCCAGAAATTTGTGCTCCACTTTTTAGAATTCCCAAATATCTTTCATCTTCTTTATCTCCAGCGACAGGAACATTTACAGAAAAATCACAAAGTGCAACTGATGGTCTCGTACCTGGTACTTTTAACCCATATGTTTTTGCAATATGATGAAGAGATTGTCTTTGTTGTGCAAAATCCAACATGGTTTCTTGCCATACTCTATCTATATGAAAATGTAAATTATCCGAAACCGCAGCATTCAAATCCAACAATACGGAAAATATAGAAGCGTCATTTGTATTTTTTATTAAATCAGGATAATACTCTTTAGTCATATTGACAAGTTCTTGTCTTAGACCAGCAAAATCCCTAACTGCGTATGATATTTTCTTTGCCATGTTAAATGTT